CGTAAAACTGGTGACGGTACTTACGTTGTGTATCGTCTCGGCTAAACCTAAATGGGGGCTTCGGCTCCCATTTTTAAAGGAACCATCATGCCTAATACAAAACCTGTAGGCGTTGCGTTTAGCGACCCTGAACTTACCTCTGGAACAACAATCACTGGCGCAATCATTGACAGCACGTCAAAAGTTTTGTCCAACATTGCCAACGGTTTTACCGCATCTCAACAAGGTGCGACTATTGCCACTACCAGCAACAGCGATGTTTTCGTCATTGCTCCTGCGGCGGGGGTGTTGACTTCTGCTGTGTTTTCGGGTGTAGACGCGCTGGCTGCAAGCGATACCAACTACATTACGTTTTCCATTACCAATCTTGGGACTACGGGTTCTGGCACTGCCGTTATGCTGGCGGCTACCGATGCCAATACAACCAAGACTACTGGTGGAACTGCGTTAACGGCTAACGCCGCACGTACGCTATCTATCAACGGTACTGCTGCCAATTTGGTGGTGGCTGCTGGTGATCGTCTGCGTATTCGTGCAGCCGCTTCTGGCACACTTGCTAACACGGTGACGTTCCCCGTCTATCGTCTTAACTTCAGCGTTGCGTAAACTAAACGGGGCTTCGGCCCTGTTTTAAAGGATTCTCATGAGTGTGATTTACATGAAGCACGAAGTTCATGGTGCTAAAGTAGCCACTATGGAACTTGAAGCCATTGCTGATGAGGCAAATGGATGGGTGCGCTATACTCTAGATACACCTGTTAAGGAGGTGGCTCCTATCAACGTGCTGGAAGTCAAACGCCGTAGAAAAGTGACTACTGAAGAGGTCTAAGCATGGCTACATATACAGCGGGTGACCAGATCAATCGAGCCTTGCGTCTGTTAGGTGTTCTTGCTGAGGGGGAGACTCCATCTGCCTCTATGTCGCAAGATGCGCTAATGTCCTTGAATCAGATGATTGATTCGTGGAATACAGAACGCCTTTCCGTATTTTGTACCCAAGACCAAACTTTTACTTGGCCTGCTGGTGAATACATCCGCACCCTTGGCCCGTCAGGTAACTTTGTGGGCTTACGCCCTGTCTTGTTAGATGAGGCGACTTACTACCGCGACCCAAGCACTAACGTGTCTTATGGCATTAAGTTCATCAACCAACAGCAATACAACGGCATTGCGGTCAAAACAGTCACTAGCACTTATCCGCAAGTAATCTTTGTGAACATGGGGTATCCAGACGTAACAATGTCTATTTACCCCCGCCCAACACGGGCCTTGGAATGGCACTTTATTAGTGTCCAAGAGTTAAGTCAACCAGCCACTTTGGTGACTGAGATTCTTTTCCCGCCTGGCTATCTGAGAGCGTTTACCTACAACCTAGCAATGGAAATTGCGCCTGAGTACGGCATTGAGCCAAGCCCGCAAGTTCAGCGCATTGCTATGACATCCAAGCGCAATCTCAAGCGCATCAACAACCCTGATGATGTGATGTCCATGCCTTACGCAATTGTGGCAACCCGTCAGCGTTTTAACATTTACGCTGGTAACTATTAATGGATTCTCCAATCCTTGGTTCTTCCTATGTGGCTCGTAGCGTTAACGCTGCGGACAACCGCATGGTTAATTTGTTTCCAGAGATTGTTCCAGAGGCGGGTAAAGAGCCTGCGTTCTTGTCGCGTTGCCCTGGCTTGAAGCGCAAATCATCAATTGGCAATGGTCCAATTCGTGGCTTGTGGAAAGTCAACGACATCATGTATGCGGTATCTGGTGATACGTTTTACAAAGTTGAAACGTATGGTCGGACTCGTTTAAAAGGTACAGCTATTGGCACAGTTACAGGCACTGGTCCTGTTTCTATGTCTGACAACGGCACTCAGATTTTTATTGCTTGCAACCCAGACGGGTTTATCTACAACACAAGCACAGAAGTCTTTGCTGAGATCACCGACCCTGACTTTGCTGGCGCTGTAACTGTCGGATACATTGATGGTTACTTTGTGTTCAACGAACCCAACAGTTCTCGTTTTTGGGTAACTCAGTTGCTTGACGGTACTTCGGTAGACCCGTTAGATTTTGCAAGCGCAGAAGGCGACCCTGATAATTTAGTTTCTTTGATCGTAGACCATCGAGAAATCTGGTTGTTTGGCACTAACTCAACTGAAGTTTGGTATGACGCAGGAACCGCAGATTTTCCTTTGCAAAGAATCCAAGGTGCGTTTAACGAAATTGGTTGTGCCGCGCCTTACTCTGTGGCAAAGGTAGATAACTCTGTTTTCTGGCTAGGTTCTGATGCCCGTGGTCGCGGTATTGTTTACCGTAACAATGGCTACAAAGGTCAGCGCGTATCAACCCATGCTGTTGAGTGGCAAATCCAACAATACTCTGATATTTCTGATGCGTTGGCGTATACCTACCAACAAGATGGACACGCTTTCTATGTGTTGATCTTCCCTACGGCTAACACGACATGGGTTTATGACGCATCTACACAAGCATGGCATGAACGTGCGGGTTGGGACAATGGAGATTTCACCCGCCACCGATCTAATTGCCAAGTGGTTTACAACAATGAAATCATTGTGGGTGACTACGAAAACGGCAATTTGTATGCGTTTGACCTAGAAGATTACACAGACAACGGAGACATCCAAAAGTGGCTTCGTTCTTGGAGAGCGTTGCCAACAGGGACTAACGACCTAAAACGCACATCTCAGCACACATTGCAGATTGACTGCGAAGCTGGTGTTGGAACGGATACTGGACAAGGTAGCAACCCACAGATGATGTTGCGCTGGTCTGATGACGGTGGTCATACTTGGTCTAACGAACATTGGATGTCAATGGGCAAGATTGGTGAGTATTACCGCCGAGCATTTGCTAGACGCATGGGCATGACGCTAAAGTTGCGTGACCGTGTATATGAATTGTCAGGCACAGACCCTGTGAAAATTACAATCATGGGCGCACAACTTAACGTAACGCCTACCAATGCTTGACGCAGCCAACACCAGAATTCCATCTTCACGGGTTCCCGTGGTGGATTCCCTTGGTCAGCTTATGGAGCGTTCTTGGTATCGGTTTTTCACAAACTTGTACAACTATTTCATAAGCCTGCCATTTGGGTCTTTTTACGACACAACCAACCAGACTGCGGCGGCAAACACACCTACGGCAATCACGTTTAACACAACTGGTGTAACTCGAAACACCACAATAGGAACGCCTACATCTAGGATTGTGTTCAATGCTGAAGGTTTGACAACGGTAACTGCTAGCCTGCAATTCACAAATGCTACAGCGACTGAAGATGCTGTTTATGTTTGGTTGCGTAAGAATGGCGTTGATACTACCGCCACAGCCAGCACAATTACTGTTCCCAAAAAAGTAGGTGCAGTTGACGGGGCGGCTATTTTAACGGTCAATTTCTTTGAGGAATATGCCGCTGGTGACTATCTTCAGTTGTACTGGCTAACCGTTAGTGGTTCGGCTCAACTTACAACCATTGCCGCTACTACATCTCCTGCCAAGCCAGCATCTCCAAGTGTAGTGCTAACTGTGAGCCAGATCATATGAAATGGTTAATTAGCCATGAAATTAACCGATGATGTCTGGAACGTGATAAAAACCTACCTGCATGACAGGATGGGGTTTAACGCAACGCAAGAAACGCGCAAATGGATGGAAGAGAACTTAGACATTACGCCTTTTGATGGCGGTGCTTTTGTGGCAAGTGGTAATGAGTTTGATTTGTTTGTTGTTCCTGAGAAGCGGTGTAAATGGAGCGTTAGGGGGGATGGAATAAATTTTCTTAACAAAATGTCAAAGCTACACGATACAATGGTTGTAAGAATTTATGAAGACAATAAGCCGTCACTGCGATTAGCAAAGGGTTTCGGTTTTAAAGAAGTCAGTCGTAATCACGGCGTAATTCGATTGGAGAATTCATCATGGGCAAGGTAGTAGAAAAAGTTGGTGATATTGGGCAAGGCGCAATCAACGCTGTTGGCGACCTTGGCGCTGGCATTGACCGCACTGTCCGTGATGTAGTACCAGGTGGTTGGACAACCGCAGCTTTGTTAGCTGGTGGGTATTATTACGCACCTGAAATTCGTGCGTATGTAAATCCATCAGGCGCTACAGTTCCTGCGTCTCAAGTTGTTGGAGGTGCTAATGCTGCTAGTGGTGCTGGTGCTACTGGTGCTGCTGGCGCTACTGGTGCTAGTATGTCCAACTACCTTATTCCTGCAACTATGGCTGGTAGCTCGCTGTTGGGAGCTACCGCAGCCACTAGCGCAGCAAGAACGCAAGCTGATGCCGCAAATCGTGCCGCACAACTTCAGCAAAATCAATTTGAACGACAAATTGAATTGCAAGCGCCTTATCGCCAAGCGGGAGAACGCGCTCTTGGTAAACTTGAATTGGCTTCTGAGTACACCCCGTTTGGGATGCAACAGTTTCAACAAGACCCAGGTTATGCTTTTCGTTTAAAAGAAGGCCAAAAGGCACTTGAACAGTCTGCGGCGGCGCGTGGAGGCTTGATTTCTGGTAATGCTTTAAGA